CCGAATGTTGTAAAAGGCATTCAGGATAGATATCTTTCTTTCCTTGGCCATTCTGGCAAAGCCTACGTAGGCGGTGCTTTTGGCTGGGGACAACTCTACCAAGATACGGTCAATTTGTTTAACTTTCAACAGAAAGCTGCAAAGAGACTGGCTTGGCTTGTTCGAAATAATGGAAAGCCTATTCCAACATCAACCGTGATATTGGATACCGACGCGGTAGTAGAGGATTACGCCATCTCTGGCTACGGTCTTCTACAACCTGTCCTCGTAACTCAATACTATGTATATGAGCCAAGAGGGCGTCGGCTGACGCATAACAAAGAAAAGATTTGGGCCAAAGGCCAATTTCAATTCTGGTTACCGTCAGGGCCGCAAGATATAAATTGGACGACGGCGATGAAAGCCCGACTATTTGGGCTTAATCCGACGCCTTCCGTGATATATCGTGCGATACCGTGGACGTGGCTGTTCGATTGGTTTGGACATATGGGGACCATGCTTGAAAACATGGAATCCGGAGTCGCCAATCGGTGTGCAGCTAATTACTGGTACATCATGAGGGAGAAATCCTGGTCAATCGAAAACCAAGTTTCCGGTTGGTTCCAGGACCCTCAAGGTAATCCAGTGAACGTACATGGTACCTCCACTAGCACTGCGTTTGTGAAAACTCGCAGTGTTGGTGATCCCTTTGGAATGGGAACAGACGCGTTAAGTCTGAACCCAGGGCAGTTAGCTATCCTTGGTGCACTAGGTTTGTCCAAGATACGTTAGCTGTCAAACTTGTAACAGCGTAAAATATAAAGGAGCTTCTAGTGCTTGCAGATCCTCAGTCCGTCACGATTAACAGCGTGGCGACTTCGTTGCCTAAGACTTTCACAAGTCCGACAACGAATACGTTCACGTCTGCTGATGGTGTCTCCTCAATGGTTACGAAGCAGAATCAAACTGCTACTCGTTTCCGTCGAGAAGTCCGGCTGTCGCAACACAAAGTTGCGGCAGATCCTATCTCAGGCCTTAATAAGGACCTGGGAGTCTCGGTTTACTTCGTCATTGACGAACCAAAGTCGGGATTTTCGGATACAGAGATCGGCTATCTGATCGATGCCTTGAAGACTTGGCTGTCTTCCGCCAATTACCTCAAGGTACTCGGAGGCGAATTCTGATGAACCCATCAAAGCTAACACAGCTTTGGGGGGTCCTCGTTAGAATCGTCTCAGCGTTGAAGCGGATTGTCAAATCCAATTCTAACCTGTAGGGATACAGGGACAACGCTATCGGATGGCTTCCGCGAGGAGTAAGCCTAGACGGTCCTACAATCAACTAGAAAGGTGGTTGTAGTGAAAAGACCGACCATGCTCGTCGAGGCCGTTCTGCGTCAAGCAGAATTGGACCTAGACTTGTCCGTAGAACGCGACGTTGCTACCATGCAACGTCGTTGTGAACACGAAGGGTTACCGTTCTTAACGATAACCCTCCCCTTACTCTCAGACGCTCTCGAAAGAGGCCTAGAGTCTGGGCTTTTCTCATGTCCTAGCTCTTTTGCTAGGCACGGAAGGCTCCCCCGGTTTCTTGGGGGTTTCTTCAAAAGAGTGTTCGCACAGAATGGTGAACTACGCGACGACGCAGATCCTGATGTGATCTTTTACATCAGGCAAGTCTGCCGCTTCTTCAAGAAGTTGAAGAAGGAGTGTTTACCGAAGTATAACAATGCTGCGGTACAACACTTTCTCGACGTAGAGGCTGAACTCCGCGTAATGACTCCTCAAATCGAGAGGAAGGACGATGTCCTTGATAAGATTTCGGCGCTGGTCTGGTCTCAGGTATTTCCTGAAATCGACGGCGCTGATCTTGTGTGTCATCACGGGCCTGGGTTCACTGCAGATCGACTGTCGTCCAATGGACGGTGGCAGATACGCAAATGGAACCAGCGTTCGGAGTATCTTTTTCCCTCTGACCTGCACTGTTACCCCAACTATGAGGTCGCAGCTAGGGTTAGTGGTATAGGGAAATCGATTGACTGTGTCGAAGGTCCGGAGTTTCTGGATTTACGGGAGGAAATGCCCGTCCGGATTGTATTCGTTCCTAAGACACAGACAACGCCGCGAGTTATCGCCATGGAACCCCACCATATGCAATATATGCAACAGTCCGTGAAGGACTATGTATATAAAGTGTTGGAGGGGCATGACCTGACGAGACGCTCTATCCGCTTTGCGGATCAGACGGCTAATCAGAAACTCGCTCACAGTGGAAGCATTGATAAACGCACAGCAACGCTGGACCTGAAAGACGCCTCAGACCGAGTGCACTTGCACTTGGTCCAGAGAATCTTTAAGAACTCAGGGCTACTCGAATACCTCGAGGATGCGCGTTCATTGCATGCCACTCTTCCCAATGGGAAGGACATTGTACTCTTCAAGTATGCTTCTATGGGATCAGCTCTTTGCTTTCCTGTAGAAGCAATGGTGTTCTACACCCTTGTTTTGAGTGCGATGCACCAACTTGATGGGAAGCGTCCGAGTTCACGATCTGTCAAAAACTATTCTAGACAGATCGCTATCTATGGGGATGACATTATAGTCCCCGTAGAATACACGGACGTAGTCGTACGGTACCTAGAGAGCTATGCTCTTAAGGTTAATGTCAACAAGAGTTTCTCGAAAGGTTTCTTTCGTGAATCTTGCGGAGCGGACTACTATAAAGGCGTTTCGGTCAAACCGATATACGCCCGAATGGAGCCGCTTGACAACGTACGAGACTGGACTGCAGAACATGTAATGTCCTGGAATGCTACCGCAGACCTCTTTTACTTACGAGGAATGTGGATAGCGGCCCAGGCGGTGCGTGATCTGCTCAGTCGAGTGGTGAGACGTACCATTCCCAAAACCCGCGTTATTGGGCCAGGGATTGCTTCTTTCAGCTTCGTATTCACCACAGATCTCCGATACGATCGGGATCTGCAATGTTGGAAGCAGAAGAGGCTCGTATACCAACCTACTAAAAAGAAGGATGATATAGATGGAAACGAACTCGCCTGTCTTAACTTTTGGGGAATCTCCCAAGCCCTCAAATCCCGTGCTAGAGCCCGTATTAATTTACCGGGCTATACCGCTGGACCTGGATATTCCAGTAACTTACTGGAATCGCCAATTCAGCGACTATTGCGCGAAGATAGAGGCTCGGGAGACCAATTTGGAAAACCACCCTTACAAGAGATTGTTTGGGATGGTAGTCCGATTGGACCTCAAGAGCATGACAATAGTTCCGTTCGACGCGATGAAGGCTCATTTGCTACATCGGAAAATCATGAAGCTGAAGGGACGAAAGTCCCTTCCGCCCGAGATTTTCTCGATGCGGGCAACGGAGTACCTCCTAGCAACGATCGGGAACTAACTCGATATGAAGGATGGAACTTCTCAGCAGACTACTGTCTGACCGAGGAGGTCCAAAGTGATCCACTCGCCTTCCTTGACGGGAGGGTAGATGGGATCGACTTCTTATCCAGTACGAAGCGCGGCTGCTTCAAGTCGAAAAGCCGATGGGTTAGCTTAGCTAGCTAACATAGGGGCCTTCGGGCCCCGGGCTGGTGGTGGATGTAATCCACTAACAAGCTCGGGTTTGAAACAACCTGAGTAAGTTGGTGGTGCACATTAGCAGTGCACCACCAGC